AAAGCATTTGCATATCCTACACCTGTACCTTTATGTAAATTTGCATGATATGCTATTCTACTCGCCAACTGACTGTCTGTGAACTCTTTACCTTCTTTTTGAACTGTTAAATTAAAATTCTTTCTTTTTTTAGTTCCTTTTTTACCAGCTTTCTTTTTTAATAAATCTAAAAAACTATCATTCGTTTCTTTATCTACATCAAAGGAAATTTCTATTTTATCTTTATCATCATCATACTGTGCAGGTAATTCTTTAATCTTTACTTTCTTAATACCAGCTTTTTTAGTTATTGGTAATATAGTTCTCTTCATAAACATCTTATTACCTGATATAGTTTGATTTAATTCATTTATGGATTCAAAAGTAACATTTTTCTTTCTAAAACCAGTTCCTTTTGTTAAATGTAACTGAATAAGATGCTGATCTCTAGGACTTATACCTTTAACAGATAAATTTTTCTTATCAATTGAAATTTCACCTTTTCCACGAGTAAAAAACCCTATTAAATTCTTAACTTTGTCTTCACCCCGCATTTTTAAGATTTTACCTAAATTTTTATCATAATTTTTGACTTTTTCATATTTTTTTTCTTTTAATTCATTTCCCGTACGAGAATGTACCAAATTCCAATTTTTTACACCCCTTCTGACAAATCCCGACTCTGGATTACAAAATTCTTTCCAAGCACTAACTAAATTACCATTTCCACCAGCAAAACGACGCCAAGATTTGCTATTTAACATCGCTTTTATCTCTTTATGGGGAACTCTACCCTTAAATTCTTCAGAATTAAACAATTCTTTAATTTGATCAACAGTTTTTTGAACATTTGCTTGCCTAAGAGACTTAATCATATAAGACATTTGTTCATTTATATAATACATCTTATGCTCCCATAGTACTTGTTCGTTTTTTCATAGATTTCATACGTTTTCTCGCAATTTTTGCCATTTTGCCCTTCATTTTTCGAGCTCTTTTCTTAGCCGCCTTTGACATTTTCCTTGCTTGCGCTGGAGATATCCTCACACACTTCTTTTTATTAGCATTATACCTATATCCATCTGGACAAAACGCTTTTTTAACTACTTTTTTATTTCTAATTACTCTCTTCCACTTAATCTCATCTAATTCAAGTCTTTTATTACAATCAGAACACGGAATGGTGCTTTCTAGCACATCCCGTATTACTTCTTTTACTATTTTCTGAAAGTGTGATTGTCTCATATATCAATTTTATTTCCAAGCTTTCACATAATCTTTTATGAGACTATCTAAAGTTTTCTTAACTTTCTTTTCCCACATACCTAATTTTTTATCTCTACCTTTTAACATTTTACTGTTGTTATGCCATCTATCAGCTTCATATTCTACACTATCTGCATCAAACGAACCACCTCTTTTAGCGTCTATATCTTTATTAAATGTATTTATATGTTGTTGAACTAATTTTACATGAGAATATAAATCTCCCCATTCATTTAATTGTTCTTTTGATTCACTCTGAAATTTTCTCCACTTTTGCCAAAATTCTCTATCATTTTTCATTTAAATTCCCCTGATAATGTTGTTGATAATCATTTCAGCTTTACACCACTTACCACACTCCTCTGGAGTTCTAATTTCATTTAATTCTTTATTAACACTCTCTCTCATTGGATACATAAATGCACCTTGTGTAGATGGATTTGATACAAAATCAAATGCTATAAGTTCAAAATCAGGTTGAACTTCTTGTGCAGGAACTTCACCATTTCCACCATCATCTTCTGATACAGTTTCTACTGATCCAAGACCTCTTGAAGATATACCTAATTTAATACCAGATTTAAATAACTCTGTTAATATATTTCCTGCAGGAGTCCTTAAAACCTCTACTGTACCCTTTAAACTATTACCATCCCACCACATCTCTTTAATATTATGAGAAGCATTTTGCAAATTAACTACCGAACTTTCTGGATGATCTAATTCACCTAAAGCTCTGCTCTCTCTTATAAAATTTGTAATATATTTTTTAGCTTCACGAACTAAAGTATCTTTTGGATAAATTCTACCATTCTGATTTTTAGATTCTGCGCGTTGTAAAATACCAGTAACTACTAATTTCCCATTATTTTCCTTCATAGATTCAGTAATTTGTGCTGGACTGACTTCAAATGGTAAATAATCTACTAAGAGCTGTCTATTCATATTTAACTCCTCATCCTTATAATTTCTTCTCTAATTTCGGCTAACTTTTTTATAAGACTATCAATCTTTTTAATTGCATTTAGCTTATCATTGCGCCAAACGTTTTTTAACCACAATTTTTCTTTCCGTATACTATCTAATAATTTATACGCAACGGAAAATCTTTCTTTTTCCCAATGTTTGCTCATTTGAAAACTTAAAATTAATATAAATTAGCTATTGCTTTTGATAATTTAACCAATCTCTCATTTATTTTAGTCAAAGCCGTATGAGTAGTTTTCCAATAATCTGTAGACCCAACTTTGAGTTCTTTCTTCAAACGAACATTCATTTTTACAGTTTTTTCCAGCCCACTAAGAGAATTTTTAACTTCCCTAACTGATAAACCAATTTTTTGTTTTGGAGTTAAACTCTCATCATTTCTCCAATCATGATATCTTCCCTCTTTAAGCATAGGTGTTGGTTTGTGAGCTCTTTTGTTATCAAAATTTTTGTGAGGATGTTCTTTTACTGTCTGAAATGTAGTTCCGACATTAGGATTCTGGTGTCCTTCTTGATATCCACTTTCTTTATCTTCATCATCATCTTTTTTCTTTTTAAAAGCATTTGGTGTTTTGGGTGGACCTGCACCACCATCAATATTCCCAGTCATTGAGGCTTCTTTAAGTTCTCTCATAATTAATTCACGAATCATTTCTCTTAATTTATCTATATTAACAGACATTTTTTAGCTCCTTAATCAATTCATAATATCTCATAAGAGTTACTACTTGTTTATCTTTTACAATTCTACCCTTATTTACTGATTCCAATTGATTTATAGCCTCTTTCAATTTAATCTTAGTTACTTGATCATTTATTTTAGGTATAAACCTGCTTAAAATACCTCTCAATTTGATTGTTTCATTTTCAATAAACTCTTTAAGAGAATTTGTGTTAGAAATATTATTAATATATTCCCGTAACAAATTTTTCTGTTCCTCATTTAAACTTTTGTACTTTTTATTAAATCTTTCTACTAAAATTTCATATGCCAAAAGTCTTAAATCTTTTTCTTGCTTCTTATAATTACTAACAGTTGTTTTACTTACCTTTTTCGATGCAATTCCCTCTCTAACCAAATGATTTACTACAGTATACCGATTATCAATTTGTTCTGTTGGATCGAATGTTTCTTCCGCACTTTCAGATAAAAATAATTTATAAATTGATGCATGTAATTTATAATTTGGAATTCTTGCTCTAAAAAAATCTTCTACATTAATAAAATTGTCCTTTATTTCCTTAATAAGATTATATTTTTCTCTGCGTAAAGAAGAATTTACTAACTTTTGTCTAGATTGAACAACTGCATCCACCAATCTATTAGCTTTTTCCTCAGACCCATAGTTCTCAGCAATCAATATTTCATATAATTGCTTTTCTTTCCCCAATTGAGTCTTATCATTGAAATATTTTTTTAAAATATTAACAGCTTTTGAATTTTTTCCATTCAAAACATCTGCCGTAATCTGTCGTGTTAACAGTTCAAATAAAATTCCAGTATTTTTGATTTTGGAATGCTTAAGTTTTCGAGCCATCTTGTTACTCCATTTTCCATAAATAAATTATGTTGTAATTAGTCAATTATAAATATATAGATATTCAGTTTTCGTTTGAAGTATCACTTCTATTATTTGACACTTCTTCCTTATATTCTGCTTCTACATCCATTGTCTCTGCTAAAAGTTGTTTATCTTTCTTATTTACATTCTTATCCATTTGTGTTGTCAAAGAATCATAATGAGCAAGAGCAACACCATACTTTTTACTTGCAGCAAAAGCCTTTCTTTTATCATGAGCACCTAAAGGATCTCTTCCTCGAGCACTACCATCTTTTCCATATTTTGGACCTTCTTTCGGTCTTCCACCAATACCTTTTCTATCAATACCATCACCATCTGAAGGAATATCCAAATCTAATTCCCTTCCAGTTCTTGCAGATCCTCCCTGAGTAATTTCTGCAGCAGCAACTGGAATTGATGCAAGATCAACAGGAGTACCTATTGCTTGAGCACTTCTTACTGGATCATTTCCTTCTTGTTCTATTTGATCATATCTAAACCTTCTCTTTTGATCTGTAAGTAATCCTAATCTAACAGCCTGCTTTTGTTCCTGAGTAAAATTAAAGATATTATCATAAATCCAATCTGTATCCATCATTTTATTATCTTTCATATCATTTGCTAATGTTACCTTAGAATTCCACAACTCAACTTTTTCTTGTTCATATATTGTAGATGGATTTGTTAACTCTAATTCAAAGTTTACTAAATCTGCATCCCTAAATCCCTGTGCGTATAAATGAACAATAGCAATCTTTGTTAATTCACTTACGGTAATTCTTTGGATTCTTTCAATCGTTCTTGCAAACCTTACATCTTCAGCTGCTAACGTAGCTTTACTACCAACTGCTTCTTCATAACCAAGATATGCTTTTGGAATTCTAAGAGCAGCTAACATTTTTTCTTTTAAATAATCAATATCTTCTATAGCATTATATTCCATTCCACTTAAAGTATCAATACCTGTTCCACTATCACCACCACGAACTGGTAAGAAAAAATCTTCAGTTAAATTTTGAATATTATACTTTAAATTATATTCACCAGTATCCTTATCTATAACAGGAGCCTTTTTCATCTTATTAACTATCTGTTGCATATAATTGTCAACTTCACCTGGTGGAATATTACCAATATCTATACTAAAAATTCGTTTTTCTGGAGCCCTCATAATACGATGAATCAGCATAGCATCTTCCATCAACATTAATTGTTTCCAAACCTTACGAGCACCTTCTAATTGAGAGCGACCATATGGAATAAAATTAGTATCTGATAACAATCTAAAATGTGCCATCTCATAATTTTCAAATTCATTTGTTTCCCCTGGAGACATAGACTGTGCTACTGATCCTCTCTCTGCTTCCATTACAAACTTTACATAATGTGGATTTTCTGGATCCTCACCTTCCACACGAGTTACATCAAAAACAGAAAGTGGTATGACATTATGAATACCATATTCTTCAGATATTTCTAATTGTAAAAAGAAATCACCATACTTACACATATTACGAATCCAAGGCCATAAATTAAATTCAAGAT